TCCTCAAGTTTCATGACACGGTGGCGCAAATCCATGACCGATCGCTCCAGCTTTTTGTCAAAGTACTCTTTGCTCGGCGGTTCGTTAGGGCATTCCTCCACGTAGAACATCTGGTCGATGAAATCAGTGACGTTCTCATGTTCTCTACTCGGGAATCGCTCTGCGACACGATTGATCCATTTCTCGGTATTTCGTCGCTGATCCTTGGTCTTGCAGGAGAGCCAGACCTTCATCATATACTTTTCACGGTCAGTACCATTCAATCCTGCTCTCCTTCAACATAATACGTATGGACACTGAGAACACGATCCGACCGGTAAGCAGCCAGTGTACCAAATGCACCGTCCGGTACACGCACATGAATGACAACAAAGTCATTTTTAAAGTCTACGTCTGACACACCTTCGACAGTATCCTTGTATGGGTTGCCGAAAGTGTCAAGCAAATTAACGTCTGCTATTTTCATCTCACCCTCTCCTTAGTGCCTTGTTTGCCTTGTCTAGGTTATCTTGGATTATGTATTTGTCCGGATTCTGAATTCGGTCTATCTGCTCAATCATCCCTGCTCTACTTTGGCTTTGGCAATATATTCCATAGCCTTATCGTGTATCAATTTCAGGCAGGACGTTGTGTCAGGTTCAGGGTTTTGCGCCCACACCGATATGATTTTGAGTGCCTGCATCAGATCAGGCGCGGCGGCAATCAATCGTGCATCGGCCTCGGGACTGTACTTGTTCGGATCGGCGTCGGTCGCAACGACGCACCAGCCTGCAGTCATTTCACAGACGACATATCCGTCGGTCTTTTCGACCATCCACGGTCCGGGTGTGTGTTGCTTACTCATCCCTGTTCTCCTCGCGCATTGCTACCAGTTTCCAGTTCTCAAACTCTAAGTCACCGACGCGATAGCGATTTTCGTTCCACATCGGACCGAAACGGCCTTCTGCTCGAAACTCGTAGTCGCACTCGTTCATGATGTTGCGAAGATTTGCGTCAGTGAGTTCTTGGTCGCTTTCGATATCAACAAGGATTGTGGTTGCCACGGTGTAGATGTGCTTACTCATTATCATTCACCTCGGTTTCATTATGTAGTACCATTATACCATCCCTGACGAAGTATGTAAACACATCACAGTTGTTGGTCCGCACGTATGCACGACCACCGTCGATCATATTGCCGTTGCCGAGAATCACGCAGTCGTGTCGATAACGCGAGTAGTGAAGGTCACCCTCCGAGTCCTGTACACACGCAAAGGTAAGGTTCTCGACTGAGTCCGCGTTAGTGATCATGACATTTGGGAGCATACACCGATACAGACCAAAGTATCGATTGCCAAACTGAGGGTGCGGAGTCTCCCGGTAGAACACATCGACCGGAATGTTCTGCGCCTCATCAAGTTCGGTGGTGCAGACATAGGTAACCGGAACACCATCCTTTTCGGAGTAGTGGTCGATTACCTTGCCCGTATCGAACACCGGATCGTGTTTGATCATTTTCACCATCTCCATAATGTAAAAACCTTTATCTTATTCGGTTATCAGTCCGGGGAAGGCATCTGATGCCAGCTTCTTGGTCAGACCCTTGTACTTACCACCCAGATCCTTGTCCTTCATCCAGATCAGGATCTGTGCCTCTCGTGGGTGGAGGCCCTCAAGCATCTGGATAAAGATACTCTCGATTTTGGGGGTTGCCTTTGGGCGGGATGGCGTTGCCGCAAAGTAGTGGAACTTCTTGCACTGTTTCCGAAGTGTCGAACCCGGATTCTCGTACGAACCCTCGGAGTACGGCGGCTCACCGGGCGGGAGGTTAAACTTGACCGAGTCGTCAAAAGAACCCTTCAGGACATCACGAAGTGCTCGGGTATTGTGACTCCGAAGGATCTCGATCTTTTCCTTCCGGGTCTTGGCTTCACCCACTCGATCGAAAATCTCATGGATATACATGTTCTTGATCTTGTTCACGGGCATGATCTATTCATCCTCTATGTTGCTGGAATTATTACTGGTATGGTACTCGTACTTATCACTCTGAGTCAAGGGGCCTTTCTGTTTGATAATCCTCCTTCAGAAGTTTGATGTGCGGGCCTCGCACCCGACATGAGATCCAGTTGTTGTAGTAGTCATCCCGGAGTAGAACGTCCCGGACAAACTGCTCACGGGCCTCAAGGTACGTTGCCTCGCCTTTTGAGCGGCACAGGTACAGGATCGTTCGCCTGAATGCATCGGGGCCATACACCTCAAGGTCACGGTGCAGATCATCAGACGATCCGTAGTACTCCTTCCAGTCAGAGGGTACCTTGTACCGCCGTTTCTTCTTGTTGACCTGCCGGGTCTTCGAGAACGTGAAACCCTTCTTCCCGATGTACTTCTTCCCGTTCTGGAGGTTCTCGATCAGGTACACGAACCCGTGCAGCTTACTCATGTCATGGGCCGATGGGTCAAACGCCTCGCCCCGGTACAGCCATCCGCTGTTCTCACAGGTCATCGGCATCGTCGGACTCATACAGGATCGATGAGTCGATGTCCTCGTAGTTCTCGATCAGTTCGATGTCATCGACCGTCTCCTGACCACAGTGGGGGCAGAATCGGGTCTCGGCATCAGAGTCATCAAACAGGACGGTAAACGACATCCCACATGCATAGCACGTTCGGGGGTCGGTTTCGGTCGTCGACATACCTTATCACTCCTATGGTTTCTTGTGTCATCATCGTCGTCGACCGTATTTAGAGTATAAAAAAAGCCCGGAGCGAATCCGGGCTAAGGTGGGGGGAGGGAGAATGACCCTTCGTGTCACTTTTACTGCATCACAGGGTCATAACATCAACGCTGGTGCGGGTCACTCTGTTTACTTGGCAACCACCCCTCGTGCAAAGTCGAGACCGTCTTCTGAACGGAAGATGAATTCGTCGGTACCGACAACCTCTTCGACACTGGCCCGTCGACCCTTGGCGAACTGGCGAAGACTCAGCTTCTTGGCGTACCGCAGGTAGTTGATGTACTTGGACGAGCACTCGTCAGGAATAATGGCAAGGCGGTCATCAACAAAGGAAACGGACTTGGTACTCATACCCATGGCTCTTTACCTCTCTCTGTATGTCTCTCAATCAACCAACACATGTAGTGTATCAAATATGGGCGGGGGAGTCAAGTCCCTCGTCCCGTGTTGTTACCCGAGCAGGGCAGAAATTTCGCTCATCACGACATGGTACGCAACAACAACTTCTCGGTCATCACGGACATCATCAAAGTTGTCCTGAATGGCTTCGATGGCCTCGGGGAGAGCATTGCTCTCGACACCGAGTTCATTGGCGGCGTAGTTACGGATCACGTTAGCAGCATCATTAAAATTCATAATCAAGTCTCTCTCTTTTCTCTTCCCAACCAACACGTACAGTGTACTAAAACTACCGCACCGTGTCAAGGCCCAGATCCCACACGATCCGACGAAGTGCCGTATCGATATGGTCATCGTTCGCATAACTGTAAAGGTTGTCGCAGATCCAGCGGGAACCAACGGCACTCGACATTAGGTCCCAGCGAAAACGCTTGAGCGGGTCCTTGACTCGCGGGTCCTCGCGCAGGGACTCCAGATAACTGGGCATATTGATCGACTCGGATATCTTGGCAATCGCATCGATCATGATGATGTAGTGTTCACTCTTGATCTTCATGATATAAATCTCCAGTTTTTTCTGACGGGGGTTTAATACTTGCGGTCAAGGGAGAAGTACCAAGTACCAAGGTTCTCAGAGTAACCGACCGTACCGTTTTTCTGATACCCCGCAAGCAGCCGAAGGACACCAAGCTCAGAACCGAAAGCATAGATGACACCGCTGAGTACCTCGGCGCTTTCAATCTCATCACCGGCAATGCGCTTGAAGTTATTAAGGGCAATGTTGTTCATGTCAAGGTCTCTCTGTTTCTCTGTCTGTGTCTCTTCCCAACCAACACATACAGTATACTGAACAGAGGTTATGGTGTCAAGTGCCCAGCCCGAGCAGACCGAGTATCCCGTGATTGGCAATCGCGTTGGTAATGATGGCCAGACACGTCAGGATATGGAGGATAATCCAGAAGGTCCGAATGACCGCCACGACATCGGACTTCCGGTTATCCTCTTCAAACGCCTTGTCTCCAATGGCTCGACACCAGATTTTCCAGATCGTACTCATGTGTCAACAAAAAAGTCGCCATCGCGAGATCGGATCATCACGAACTCACCCTCGTGTGTTTCGGCGATTGCCGTACATGAATCACAAAAGTCGCCACTGTTCATGTATTCGACACCATCAAGAATTCGTATTTCCGGGGCATGAATATGGCCACAAAGGATTCCGTCGTATCCCTTTTTGTGGCAGTAGTGGATAAGATGCTCTTCATACCGCTGGATGAATTTGACGGCTTGTTTTGTTCGATATTTCAGATATCCAGACAAACTCCAGTAGTTCATCCCCAACGCCCCGCGAACACGATTGAGTTGGATGTTTGCCCATACTACCAAATCATACAAAACATCACCAAGACGCATGATCCACTTTTTGTCAACCATCAGAGAGTCAAATTGATCACCATGAACTATGTAATACAATTTTCCATTCGCGCCCGTGTGGACGTGCTCATCGATCAGATGAATGTTTCCAAGTTGCAGATCCTCATCGATGTATTTGCGAAGGATCTCATCGTGATTGCCAATCAGGTATCTGACCGTCGTCCCTCGCTTAGATGCAGTGAGAATACGCCGGATGACATTGATATGATCTTGTGGGAAATACCACCGATTTTTGAGCCGCCACCCATCGATTATATCACCGACCAGAAAGAGTTCATCACATGTATGTGTTTTGAGAAATTTGCATATCTCTTCGGCCCGCGATGCCTTTGATCCCAGATGAAGGTCCGAAATAAAAATCGCCCGGTAATGACCTCGGCTGGTTTTTCTTTCCCTCATTTACCCAGTCCCCTTTTTGATGGTCTTGATAATATAACCAATCCCTGCCGTATAGACGATCGCATACACGGCCATATACCCGATTAGGGAGGTGAGGGCCATCGGACCGGTCAGGGACGGTGTCAGGGCTTCTGAGTACTTCATATGCCCGTACACAAGCCATGGCGACCGACCAATCTCAGTGACAAACCACCCGGCAATCACAGCAACGAACGGGGCCGGGATCATCCATACTAGCAGATGATGAAAAGGATCCGGTGTGTTGAGTGTCCCGCGAACCCGCTTGATCAGGCCGACCAGACCGACAAGTACCATCAGCATCCCGATACCCACCATCACGCGGAAAGACCAGAACACAGGTGCGACCCACGGCCTTTCGGTGTCCGGGACATCGGTCACACCGGGGACAACACCGGAGGGGTCGTGCTTTAGGATAATCGACGCAAGATTCGGGATACCGATTTCAAGGTGATTGGTTTCCTCCTCCTGATCGGGCAGAGCAAATAACAGGAGTGGTACATTGCTAGATGTCACCCAGTTCCCCTCCATGGCAGCAACCTTGGTTGGCTGATACTCCAGTGTGTTCAGGCCATGGAGATCGCCCATATAAACCTGTGCCGGGGCAGCGAACAGGATAAGCCACAGGCACATCGACAGGGCCTTACGGTGAGCAAGGGTATCGATCCCCCGGAGCATGAACCATGCCGATACACCCGCGACGACAAACGCACCGGTCAGGAACGACGCGATACCCATATGAGCAAACCGGTATGGGAATGACGGATTGAAGATCGCCGCAAACCAGTCGGTTACATGGAACGCACCATTGATCAACTCAACACCCGCCGGTGTCTGCATCCACGAGTTAGCAGCCAGTATCCAGAACGATGAGATGAACGTCCCGACTGCGACCATACACGCGGCAAAAAGATGAACACCGGGAGGTACTCGGTCCCTCCCAAACAAAAGCACGCCAAGGAATGCGGCCTCAAGGAAGAATGCCGTGATGACCTCGTACGACAGAACCGGTCCAAGGAAGTTGGCAGTCGCCTGTGCAAAGTTAGACCAGTTGGTGCCAAATTGGAATGACATCACGATCCCGGACACGACACCCATGCCAAATGCAATGGCAAAGACCTTGGTCCAGAACGCCGAGAGTCGTGCGTACGCGTCATCTCCACTCTTGTAATAGAGGGCCTCTAGCAGTGCGATAAACGAAGCGATCCCGATCGAGAAGACCGGGAACACCGCATGAAAAGACACGACAAATGCGAATTGTATTCGCGATAAGATCTGCGGATCAAGTATTTGTTCCATTGATTACCTCTGCTATATTTTGTGCGATTTCTCTGAATTTATCATCGGCCCTATTACCCAACCGTGTTGTTTCGGCTGCTGTTCCGATACGAATCCCCGAGGTTTCTGTGAATGGTCGTGGGTCATTAGGCACACCGTTCTTGTTGACGGTAATCTCATTCTCCTCAAGCCAATCCGCGACATATTTTCCTGAGACGCCGTGCTCTCGAAGATCAACAAGAACGATATGAGAATCAGTGCCCATCGTAACCGTTGGGACCCCCAACCTATGAAGTTCATAACTCAGTGCCTTTGCGTGACGAATCACGGCATCTGCATATTCCCCAAAACTTGGGGCGAGTGCTTCGGTATAACATTGGGCTTTGGCTGCGATAATATTCATGAGTGGGCCACCCTGAGTACCCGGAAAAACAGCAGAGTTAATCCGCTTGGTATATGCAGGATCATTCCAGAGAATCATTCCTCCGCGTGGACCGCGAAGGGTTTTGTGTGTCGTCGAGGTGACTACATCGGCATAAGGTATTGGCGAGTCATACGACCCGCCAGCAATCAGCCCCGAGTAATGGGCCATGTCCACGAGCAGATATGCATCAACCTCATCGGCGATAGAACGAAACGCTGCCCAATCGACCTGTCGTGGGTACGCAGACGCACCGGCAACGATCATTTTAGGGCGGTGAGCGAGAGCAAGTTCTCGGACCTGATTGTGGTTAAGGTACCCGTCTTTATCGACACTGTATGCGACTGAGTTGTACACCTTACCGGACATGTTGACCTTGGCACCGTGCGAAAGATGCCCACCCGACGCAAGGTCCATACCTAAAATTGTGTCACCCGGTTTGAGGAATGCCTGATATACCGCCGTGTTTGCATTTGCACCCGAGTGAGGCTGGACATTCGCGTACCCACATTCGTACAGTTTACACACCTGAGCGATCGCATACTCCTCGATCTGGTCCATGAACTCACAGCCGTTGTAGTACCGGCGTCCGGGGTATCCTTCGGCATACTTGTTCGTAAATACCGAACCACACAACCCCATAACAGCATCCGATGCAAAATTCTCGGATGCAATGAGTTCAAATGTATTTTTCTGTCGGTCCTGTTCTTGGTCCAGAATACTTGCAATTACTGAATCAATCATAATACCACACCACTAAAAAATATCGTTCTCGGTGGGGGTGGCAAACATCTCAAGAAGATCTTCGTACCCCCCGACATGAATCATCTGCTTATTGTCACGGGGATCCGGGTAGTAAAATATCTGTGGTACGGTCTTAGCGCCGAGTGAGCGAATGTACTCACCCGACGCCACATCCTCGTCAATATCGATGTACACGTACTCTTCACCACTGTTCAGATCCAGTGCATCGAGTGCCATGGCACAGTACGGGCAGTTTTCTTTTCCATAAACTTCAAACATTATCATCAAGCCTCACAAGATACACAGTTGTTCATCTGCTGGTACGTCTGCTGGGCTGCATTGACCGAATGCTGGTAGTACAGTGTACACACTTCCTTTTCCCATGCATGGATCATCAACTGATTCAGTTCCTTGGGCGACATCTTCGAGTCGACCATCAGATTCAGTGACTGGGTCTGGTCAAGAAACTCCTGCCGGTCTGCGGCCTGATCGATGATCACATACGGGTCAATCTCACGGAAGGTCTTGAACACGGCCTTCTCTTCATCAGACAAAGGCAGATGGGCAACAGACCCATCATTCTTGGAAATCGACTCCCATACCTCTGTTGTGTTCAGACCCTTTTGGTCCAGAAGGTCTTCGAGGTACCGATTCCGAATCTCGACCTTCATCTTCGCCAGATTCTTGATAAAGTTGTTGGACATCCACGGCTCGATAGACTGGCTGACCTGCCCAAGAATCGTTGCCGATGAGGTAGTCGGTGCAATAGCCATGGTAGTGGTGTTGCGCCGACCGTATCCCTCCAGTACTTCCGGCTCGCCAAACATGTCGGCCAGCTTGACAGAGGCGGCGTACGAAGAGTCGGCAATGTCCTTGTGGATAACACGGTTCATCTCAAATGCCTTCTCGGACTCAAACGGAATCATGTTCCGCTGAAGGTACGAATGCCATCCCAGAACACCGAGGCCAAGCGCACGGTGACGACGCACAAAATCATATGCCCGCTTCAGGAAATAAAACCCCATCTCCCGTTCTTCGTCACCCGAGTCGCGCATCTTCTCCATCTTCTCGATGGCCTCACCGGCAACGGTATCAAGGAAAAATGTCATCACCTCAACAAGATCAGTGTCCTTCCACTCATCGTACTTCTCGACATTGACAGAGGAGAGGACACACACAAATGTTTCTTCATTAGTTGTGGGCAATGAAATTTCACTACAGAGGTTACTAGACTGAATCTCCATACCCTTGTGCTTATACACCTCGGGCTTGTTCCGATTCATTGCATCCTTGAATGCGATGTACGGGACACCAATTTCTTTCCGACGCCGAAGCACCTTGGCCCAGATGCGACGCTTTTCCTTATCACCGTCGATCATCTCGCTCATCCAGTCATCCGGGATAACAACACCTGTTGTCATCGACTGAATAGGATGCCCCTCTGTCATAATATCAAGAAACTCGTCGATATCACCATGATCGATGTTCAGGTACGGTGCCATCCTACCCCGCCGGACACCACCCTGCGAGATTACGTCGGTGGCCTCCTGAAACAACTGCATGAAATGAACGGCACCACCCGTCTTGCCATTACCAGAAATCTCAGAGCCGCGAGGGCGGATGTTCCCAAAGTAACCGGACGTACCACCGCCCATCTTACTGAGCATACCGGTCTCGGACTGAAAGTACAGGATAGACGGGACATTGTCGTCGCACGTCCCGTTAAAGCAACTGACAGGGAGGCCGCGCTCTTCGCGACCATAGTTTGACCACACGGGACTTGACAGACTGATCCACCCATTCCCCATGTACTCGTACATCTTGTCCCCAAAACCGGGGATGCCGAGTTTCTCCTCGGCGGCATCACAGATATCCCGGATTCTTTGAAGGGGTTCTTCTCCTTCCATGAGATACCCACTCTCAAGAAAGCGACGGGATGTGTCGTTTAGCCATTCAAAACTCATGCAGTGTTCTCCTTGTTGTTTTTAGAACAGTTCGTCTTCGTCGAATGACGAATCAAATTTCGTGTAATTGATGCTTCGCTGGGCAAAGAAGTCGGTGTGTGAAGTGGCCATATTCTGAACATCAAACCACTTGACACGGGTCAGCAGACCCTCATCGACGTCAAAGTAGCGGGGGAAACCCGCATCCTCAAGCCCCATATTGTATCGGTTCTTGATGTACTCGACAACCTCGCCGCGGGTCAGGTACCCAAGATCACCGTCCTTGAAAATCCAGTCGATGATTGCCTTCTCGGCCTCGTACGACTCGTCGACCAGCTTGTACAGATTCTCGGCCAGTTCGTCGGTGAACCAATCGGGGTTTTCCTCGCGCATGATGTTAACAAGCTCGGCCCCAAACTTGGCGTGCATCTGCTCCTCCAGTGAGGTAGCACCGACGACATTGCTCATTCCAGAGAGCCGCCCGGTTTCTTTGTTGATCTGTGAGATCACCAGAAACTGACTGAAAAGAGAGACGTTTTCGATAAACAGGCTGAACAGGAGAACCGACTCCATAAAGTCTTTCTGAGAATCGGTCTTGGCATTGGCGATCGCCTTGTTGGCCACATTGACACGCTTTCTGATCGCCGGTATTTCCATCACGTCATCAAACTCGTTGTTCAGTCCAAGCAATTCGAGCAGCTTGGCATACGCTTTGGAGTGGCGGAGTTCCGATTCCCCAAAAGCCGTGCCCACCTCTTCAAACTCTGGCTTTGGGAGACGATCCCCGATACGCGACCAGAACTTCTTGACCGACACCTCGACCTGACTGATCGCAAGCATCGAGCGCCGCACGGCCTGCTGTTCATGGTACGGCATCTCGGCCATAAACTCCTGAATGTCACCCTGAAAGTTGAACTCCGTGACAATCCAGTATGACTGCTGCATCGCATCCACATACTTCTCGACCGACGGATACTCAAATGGCTTGTACGCAATGCGGGGGCGGAACACATTTGGCTTATTGTTATTTCGGTACGTGACATACTCACGCGCCGTATCGAATGCCTTCGAGTCCATCAGGGCATTCTCTACCAGCTTGTGAATCTCATCGACGTTCACGCTATCTGACTGGATGTTGTTGGTCACATACCGAACAACGTCGTCGTAGATCGAGGAAATCTCTTCAGTGGTTCTTGACATCGCCTTTTCGACGGCACTACGAATCTTATCGGCATCAAACCGAACAACATCATTGTTTCTCTTGATGACACTTACTACTGACATGTCAACTCCTGTTTGTGGGGGATTATCTTTGGTCAGGGACTACTGTACCATGTACAGGAAATCCTGTAAATAAAATTTAGGCTATAGAGAGTAACCCAGCCTACTCGGGCGAGTCGCTGGATTCGTAGTATTCCTGATACCGGATCAGGATAGCGCGTTGGTTATTTATATACTTGCGGATCTCAGAAAAGTCCAGAGAGAGCCGACGGTACTGGGAAGGTGTGATTGCAATCAGGACTTGCTCGCGCCCCGATTCCTCCAGTTCCCCCATGATCTGTGAGAAGTTCTCGGGGGTGACAACCACCCAATTCGGCGATTCCAAATCTACCGGTGGAGGGAGTGGGATGTCAAGCGGGACGGTCGGCTCAGGGTCCCTTGACGTGTCGATCTCTTCGACCGATGGACCCGACAGTATTGAGCATCCAGTGAGTAACAGAGTGACACTAACCGTCAGGAGTGTACTTCGGATTTGCAAGAGACGGGCAAAGCGAGTTGACTTCCGACGGTTTGGTTGCATTGTTCTCTTCCTCTGTTCTCTGTGCTCCGGACGCCAGTTCGATGCACCGGATCGCTTCGCTAGACCCATTGTTGATTGCGTTTTCGACCAGTCCGGGTTTCTGTGCCGCCAGTCGAGCAAAGTCCCGGTCTTCCCCACTCGATGATGTATCAAACCGCGATCTCAGGTCATTGATCTCCCGAGACTGACGGTTATCTATATCCCGCAACTCCTCGCTCAATTCCCGGATCTGGCTCTGTTCCTCTCGCATCCGGTCGATAACGTCCTGTTGCTCCTGAACCGCACTACTCAGGTCTTTGGTGTTCTGTACCGACTGTTCAAGATCGGCCCGAAGCCCAGAGACATAGTAGAAAAAAGCAATCCCCGAGATCAGTGCCCCAGAGACAGCAACAACTTTGACGATTGAACCGATAGACGATATCATTTTTTGTACTGTGTGCCAAGTGCCCGCTTGTACATCTTTTCGACATCAAAGCGGGATCTCCGGTCCACTTTCCGGATCACGGACTTGCCAGTCGGAGCCATATCAACCCCACCGCCCGCAACCGCATTGGTCGGGGCTTCTTCTTCGATCTCTTCGAGATACTCTTTGAATGACTTGAGACGCATACGGTGTACACCTACCTTTGAATATCGTGTTCGGACACATACACGGGCTGGCGCGTCATTGTATGAGTGACCTCATAGATCCGGACACCGAACATCTGACCGCACGGGCGCGTGCCTTCATCGACCCGGACCTTACTGCCCTCTGTGGCCATGTACTCCCCAGTCGAGGGGATCGGCGTGTCGACCTTGAGGGTGTACACACCGGGAGAGAGTGAGTGACCGTCAGACGGATGGACGAACCACTCGGCACCCTCCGAGAGAATCGGGTTGACCAGATCTTCCTCGACATCGATATCCATCTGGTCGAGTACCCATGCGATCTGTTCCTCAGACATCCCGGCCTCTTCGCGAAGGAGGAAAAGCGCGGCAGCATACGATGCAATCCGCTTGCGCCCAAGGGGCAGTTTTTCGAGAAGACGCTTGATGTTAAACACCAGACGATGAAACAGTGTGTATGCCTTCCGCTCATCCGGAGTGCGTAGCTGGTTCGACTTTTTGAGGACGTTTCCTTCGTCGTCAATGATGCCAAGGTCGTACGCATCCATTTCTTCCCACGGTGTCGTGAGAATCTTGAGGAATCGGTACGTATAGTACGTATCGGCAGCTTTGGAAATAATGCTCATCGGGTTACAGGTTCCTTAGCACATCAACGACATACGGATCAAGAGGGATCTCGACGTACGCCTGTTCTGGCAGATAATTCAGGTACACGAGGAACGTCTTGACAACAGGAAGATACTCCTCCTCCATACGGAAAAACATCATCCTGTTTGCCGGTTCAACACCAAACACATTGTACAGTACGACCAGATGGTTGAGGATCAACCGCTCCTGTAGATCGTCATTCTGGGTGTACCGCCGGAACAATCGTTTCAGGTACTTGAACCGCTGCACATCATTGTAAAATTCCTCGACACTCAGGCATTGCGGATTATCGTAATGTCGAGATGCAAACAGGATAAAGTTGTCGTCATTCAGTTCGTCAAATAGCCCAGTCATGATCCTCTCGATACGCTCGGTGAATTGTATTGTCTTTCACCGATATTTAGCGCCCCGAAAGCATTCTCCGAACAGACTCAAACGACGGGGATACCTCTGGCTTCGGTGCATTGGTCGGTGCCTCGGGGGCCTGTGCCTGACTTACAGTCTGAGTAACGTCATACCCATCCTTGCCCGGACGATCAAACGTCTCGGTGTCATGGCGGTCGGCCCAGTGCTTCTCGGCCTCGGCACGCGGCTCAAGTTTCTCCTGATCCTCTTCGCGGGGCTTGCGCTGTGCCCGACCCGAGTACCGGTAATCAGATGACCCGGTCGCCTCGTAGTACTCCTTGACAAAACTTTTGAACTCGCGCTCACTCATGTTATCGATCAGGTCAGAAACCTCTGACTTTGACGCTTCCATGATCGCGTCCCAGTTCCAGTATGTGTTGCTGCTGCTCATGCTAATCGTCCTCTTGGTTTGTTACTCGTCGGTTTTCTTGATCGGTTGACAATGGCCTCTGATCCCATATACGCGGACACGACGCCCGCCTGTGCCAGATAAAACAGATCGGCGATCCCCCTGAATGCGTCAATCCGCTCAGGTGGAATGATCGGGAGGAAAATCAGTCCCGTAAACAGGAGCATCGACCCGAGTGCAATCCACGCCATCTTACGTTGATTGTCCTGCCGTCGATCAATCCGCTCCTGTTCGATAAACTCGACTTCCTGCTCAGACAGTTCACCGTCACTGTTCATATCATATTCCATAGTTCGAGATGACAATCGCCACAACTACAGTGGTAACTGCCGATACGGCTGTCCAGAAAATCATCCCCAGATTCTTGAGAGACGACTTGGTTTTTTCGTTGTCGATCTCAAGCTGATGAATTCGCTGAATGTTGTTGGACAGTGCCTCTTTGATTTCGCGGGTGTCTTCGATCAAGACGGTGATCTTCTCCTCGGCCCTAGCAATCGAAACAACAGCATCGGTCAGTTGGTTCAACTTCTTCTCGATACGATCCATCCGTTCGGCATAATGCTCGTCGAACTTGCGATGCAGATCGTCAAGATCGCGCTGACTGGCCGTCATATCTGATCTGGAATTGTTACTGTTATTGTTATTGTGGTCGCTGTTGTAATCAGCCATTCCGATCCTTTTCCTTTTGCTGTACCTAGACCTTGACTGTCGGACTTGTGGATTTGAAGTTTTTCTTCCGCATGATTGTCTTGGCAATCACATCAAACTCATCATTCCGCTCATCATACTCAATCGCAAAAGGGATATTCAGGTTGTTTTTTACGTCCTTGAGGACAATTTCCATGTCCGGCCAGCGCGAGAAGATTTTGCGTCCCTGCTTTCGACTCATGTAGATGCGGTTAAACAGGGCCTTCAGTTCTTCGGCGCTGATGCTCGGCTTGTTTCTTGGATGGGATGCCCGATCCGAGAAGTGGCGAGTAAACCGAAAGTCGATGTCAAACGGATCAAACCGCTTGGAGAACTCGCGTTCCAGTTCCTTCACATCGTCGAACGTGATCCCACGATCCGATGCGGCTGATCCTTCTGGTCCCCTACTCGGACGGTATACTCGCCTCCGCTCTTCGAGGTACTCCTTGAACGTGATCACTTTTCACTGTTCCTTTCCTGCCAGTCATAGGACATATCATCTTCTTCGATGGGACCGCCCTTGGCCCATGTCCGGCAGGTCCGGGCCGAATGACACTTAAAGTGGTGCATCCAACAGTACCCGAGAACACCGTCGTCGTCAGAAGTCTCACCCGGCATACACTCCATCATCCTTGGCGAGATATCGAATGCAACACAGTTGCCACACACCGATGATTTTGCCGCCTCAAGGCTCGTATCCCAATGCTCTGCGATGTCTTCCCAGAAGTCACCGGGCTGATCAACATTAAGGGGGCCGTACTGGATATGCTCGGCCTGAATTGCCGAATCACGGTTTTCGGTGTTGACCTCCAGATCCTGTGTCGGGACCGGGCAAACCATATCCTGTTCTTTCAGATACCGGGCAAAACTCTTCATTCTGATTAGTCGTCCTTCTGCTGTGGTGTCTTGTACCCAGCCTCACGGCGAGCATCATAGTATGCAGCAATGGCCATGTCCTTGCGCTCTTCGGCGGACTTGCCTTTGAACTGTTCGGCATCCGAGTCCTTGAAGTCTTTGATCCAATCCGAGATATCGTCGGTGGCCGACAGCTTCTCGGAGATCTGCTTGGACTCGAACATACGCATCTGATAACCAAAACCAGACTCGATTTTCTTTCGAGCCTTTTCAGCTTCTTTCTTATCTTTTACTGTAAAGATAGTTTTGAATTGACGACCACGACTGCTGCCTTTGGGACGAATCTGAATAGCAAAGCCGTCAGATGCCTTTAATCCCTTGGTATCAAGTTCTTCCTCACCGCCACGGTCTTTTAGATCAATAACACGCACTTCTTGAGGCTTTTTCTTCATATCAAGTCGTTTGATATCTTTTGACGGATTATCCATCATGTCTTTGAACATTTGATATAAATCACCAGTTTGTTCATACATGCCCATATCCATCATGTCCTCATCGTCGTCCATGTCCATATCCATATCGGCATCTGTATCCATGTCCATGTCCATGTCCATGTCATAATCATAATCGTCCATCCCCATGGTTTCGGGGCCACACATCTCGCGCTTCCGACGCTTGCCTTCCATGTACGAGTGAATGCCTTCCATATCGCCTTCGACCTTGGCGATCTTGTTCTGGTACCACTCAGGCATCTCGGTACCAGCCTTGAGGCACTCGATCACTTCCTCGGCAGCATACTGGATAAAATGAAGCTGAGTCATCGCCATCTCGACAGCACCGGTCGGGCCATAGTCCGGGTAGTCGTACGCTTCACCAAGAAGCTTAGACACCTCTTCCTTCATGTAATTCTTGGCCTCTTCCATCGGCACACACTTCGGGACTTCCTTCCCGTTCTTCATCTTGGTGCCGACCTGAACGTACCCATCCCAGCAAGGATCATCCTCGTCCTTCTCCAATTCATCCATCATCAGATTCATAATTTCAACGTCTTTGACATCATAAAGGTTAGTCCCCTCTTTCGTGCGGACTTTAACTAGGTTTCTGCCTTCCATGCCATAGAACATACCCATTTTGCCGTTTACCATGACATCATCGCCCAAATCAAGCTTCTTGAGTTCTTTGGCAGTGGCCTCTGAAACGCGCTTTTTACTACATGAGCCTTCGTCCATCGCCTTGTCGATTTTCTTCCTCCGCTTATGGAGATACTCATCCGACGAATCCACATCACCGTCGTTGTCGATGTCCTTGTCTTTCCGGTTCTTGAACTTCTTATCCAGCGCCTTGTCTTTGACCGGATCAAGTTCCTTTTTCTCATTGAGTCTGTTATAAAAGCTAAAAAAGTCTGCCATGGTTACGTACCTATTACTGTTAGTGTTCCTCTGTTGGTATTACCGTTTGATACTTGATCGAAAATTCTTGAATGATTCGGTCCTGCGACGACGGCTTGGAAGATCTTCTTCGTCGTCCTCGTCTTCTTCGCGACGGCGTTCCTGCTCATCCTCGATTTCGTCTCGCCGCCGAGCATCCTCCAGCTTGTCCTGATACTCGCGTTCCAGATCCATCTCGGCCTGACGCTTTTCGCGCTCGACCCGATCAACCTCAGATTCTTCCTCGGCAATGATCAGGGTCTCGACCTGTTCGGCGATCGATGTGTCTGTATTTAGGAGTGTGAACTCGTCGATCAGATCCTTACGTGTCGCCATGGACTTCGGGAGAATACCCTTGTTGATCATGTCATGGAGAGTTTTCTCTAAATTCCGAAAGTCGAGATCCGTGATTCGCGCAGTCTTGACCAGATCCTGCCGTGTCCCACTTCTCCCGTGCCTCTGGATATAGTACTTGATTCCCTTCCGATACTTTTTCTTGTGAACTAACCGGTCAAGGAAACGATCGAGTTTTGGGTCCAAAACAGATAACTCCGATTCGTCGATTTTCTCTACGGACTCAAGCCACTTACGCATCTTTCGACCATCGGCAGTCTCGACAAGCACGTAGTTGGACCCCAGCATTACTACCCGGCCAACCTCATCGGACTCCTTGATAACCACGTCGTCGCCTTCCTCAAACAGAGTTCCGGCGACATACTCCTCCCTCCGTTCAGAAACCGGAGAGAGTTGGATGTGTGAGCGAAAGTCATGGGTCTCGGCCAGACCCACGCCCTGACGAACATCATTGAACAGATTTTTGGACTCCGAGAAATCGGAGGGGATATTCTTGAGGAACGAGCGATAATCATTATGACTCGCGGCCTCGATCAGCCTCTCGGGCGTCGGGGCAGCAGACCCCGATGAAATAACATTCACTCCCTCGCGGAAGTGATAGAATCCATGACGACCGGGGACACCGTTCTTGCGATCGACCATGACCTCGGTCTCGATACGATGATCTTCGGGGACAACGAGATTGATCTGATTGTACCCCTCGTCGTACGCGATCGTAAGGAAGTCATGGACACTGTTTGCAGACTCATCAAGGACAAGTGATCGCGCATACCGGGGAAACATCTTGCGCGTGTACTTGACACTTGCGCGACGGTCAAGCGGCGAACTCGCCTCATCGATCGTCGGGTAGATTCGATACACGCCCCGCTTGCCTGCCACCTTGGCCGTCGCCTCGAACAGACGCTCATGTGCCGATGAAGGGACATGAACCCGTGGGGCGATACAAATCGTAATCTCTTTTTTCGATTCGTTTAGATACTCACTAAACGACTTGATCTTTGGCTTTTTTACTTGGTATTCCATCGTCCGCCTTTTCCATCAGGGAAGGTATTGTTATTAGTACCCTTGCCTATTATATACAGTAACGCTCAATTTATACCCTTATTTATACTTTTCGGAATATGCAGTGTACACACACGCAAAACGACGAGACCTGCAAACAACAGGCCCCGCCGCGCATGTGATCCACCAACCTTCCGGGTATTCCGGTTAGTTCTTTGAGGTCTTGTACCCGAGCATCTCGGGGGTAATCGACTTGGTGCCGACGTACCCAAACTCCTTGGAGTATGTAATCGCGAGTGCCTCACGGTCAGACATATACCCACCACGCGATGCATACGAATCTTTCGCCGCAAGCGTACGATGCTGGTTCACCTTCATCAGATTAGTCTCTTTCATCTCGGCATGATGGAGGTGACCGACATGGCCGTACGAATACTTGGTCCGACCAAACACATCCCGGAACTTGGAGGCAAAAACGTCATGCACGTTGGTAACCTTCTTGCGATGACCATGATGGAAAAACAGCGATGTCTTACCCCACTCATAGCAGTAGTAGATATCCCCAGACGTATCGACCGTGATCCTTGGATCATCCTCCAGAAACGCTTCAAAGCACTCTGACAGGACGATTGAAGAGGACTCATCATGGTTACCCTCGGCACAGATCAAGTGAACATGATTGTGCTTCTGGAGCAGGAGGGCGATTATCCGACGAAGCACACGAATCGCAACCCGTACGATCAGTCGGTACCGAGTATCGGCGTCGACAACATGCCGGGAGGCCGGAGTCAGGGGGAGTAGGCCATCCCAGTGAAGGAAGTCGCCAAGCTGACCAATCACTCCAACTTCGGCGTTGGGGGTTTGCTCGACCGCTTCTTTGAACCATGCATACAGCATGTCTTCGGCGATATGAGTGTCCCAGTTTTCGCCCGTCTCTTCCCACCATGAGTTCAGCCCGATATGGTAGTCGGTAATCACATACAGGTTAAGCTTATCCGGGTCCATGGCCGCAAGCTGCGACTTACTCGGCGGGGGAGAAATCTTGTCTTTTGGGATCGACTCGACAAATGCCTCCCGAGCCGCCTCGGCCATCTGCCGCTGCTTCTCGGGATCGACCTTCGAGCGAACCCACTGCTGGTTGACGTTCTGCTCTGAGTCATAGTTTGTCGTCACACGGTCGATAACAAACATCTCGGGGACAGTGTTCACCATGTCATGCTCAGGGGCAAAGCCTCGCTTGGATGCCCGGTTCTTTACCCGCTTGATTGCCTCACGAAGGGTCTTGGAATCCCTGCCCAAACTCTTGGATGCCCCGGTGATCGAGTCCTTTTTTACGACTTCATCGATATACTCTTTCTCAGTATCAGTCGCAAAGGGCAGATACTGTTCCAGATCGTTATAACTAGGCATTATAAAATCATCTCCTACTATATTGTTGATACAGAGTTTCTTCGAGTTCGTATGCCTCGATCTCCCATGGCTGGTCAGAGTACCGAACTTCCGAGTAATCCTCGCCAGTCCAGTAGATCCTAAGACCCGATTCCTTGGAGTGCTTTTGCTTTAGCTGGCCGTACACATACTGGCGCACATGCACCATCTCATGGATTATCGTACGAACAATCGATTCGACAGACTGGTTGGATGCAATTTCAAAAAGGAACTGTCGGCTATCCTCACGGGTACAGAACCCGCATTCGTACACTTCATCGCCCTCGAACTCATACATTTCGATCGCGATATCAAGATTACGGATGCGGGGGAGAATCGAGGTGATCGCAAACTGTACGGCCTCTTCGACCACGGGCCGAAGAGACTCATCGTCAATACACTCGATTGTATAGAGGGCGGTGGGATCAACCATCATCATCATAACAAATATATTGTACCCGATCAGTTAGTCGGGATCAATATCGTTTTCCTGATTCTGATTCGACAGTCCGATGATATCGCCTGCCTCGGTGACCTTGATGTACCCGTTCTGTTCAAGCACGGCAATGGTATTGGTGCAACCAGATGTAAACGAACGGTGGCCATGTGCCACCATCGATACGATCCAAAACAGACCGAGTGCTCCAATCATCCACCATTCAAAGTGCATAGTAACTCCTACTGTGTGTGTTGCCTTTCGTGTGGAACAAGCGGCACTGCTATTTAGTGTGAGCGAGTGCCGCTTGCCTGATCGCTGCCTAGTTACCCGACCTGATTGTCGATGACCCGGACCAGTTCGGGGGCACAGACACCCTCGACTTTCTTGTCGACGATGACCTCCATTTTCCGAACCCGCATGAACTTGATGTCATACATGTCCGAACCGTAGTTGTACTCAATGTCGACAAGACCCTTCCAGCGTACCATACCCGAGGACTTGAACTGAAAGGTCTTGTCGGTGTAGTTTTTGTTCTTGGCACCCCATGCCGCAAAGGCGGTCGGATCGATTGCATTGATCTGGGAAACGATCGTGCGGGCTACTGTGGAATCGGACATCTGGGTTACCTCTCTGTGAATCTTTTCTCTCAACCAACACAGATAGTGTACCTAAAGCGGGTCAGCATGTCAAACGATGGTTTGTAGTCCCTTCCCAAACGGCACGCCCGACAAGATAATCGACTCGGCGCTTGCGAGTGGCGCATCAGTTCGGATCATGCGGAAGTCGCCCGACACGTACGGGTTGTATGTAATCGGTTCGTACTCTTGAGTTATGTCCGGCACTTCGTGTGGATCATCGTACAGTAGATACTGGGCGCGAGCCTTACCTACCTCGGTGATTTTGCCGGTCAGACCGACGAGCGTTCCGACAATGCCAGCATGGACATTCTTGCAGCCCTCGCGAATGACCCTCTGCCTTCCGGCCTCTGACACCTTGAATGTACAGTCGGCCAGTTCGACATTCGAGGCATGGGCCAGAACATACCCGTTCTCCAGACCGTCCATCCCACGCAGGCTCCATACCTTCTTGTGGAGGTTAAAATACGCAAATACTTTCATCATGACGTACCAAGTGCCACATCTCGTGCAACCGCAGCGATGTACTCGGACAACTCTCGGTTCGTGGACAGTGCCCACAGGACCTCGGACTCTGACATACCCATCTTTTCAGCCGTCTTGTCGACAAGCGTCGGAAGAATTGCCGCTTCTCGGGCAAACAGGGCATTCTGCATGGCAATGTCAAGGAGAACCGACTCGCGGTAAGTAAGATCAGCGTTACTGAGCATCTGGGACACCTCTTTTCATCTCTCTCTCTCTTAACCAACAGGGACAGTATACTGCCCACATGGCCAGATGTCAACTCTTAGTAATAGTAATCCTTGATCCACCGGTTATTGCGCTGGACATTCTTGTCCCATGGATCGTAGTGGCCATGAAAGAACACGATCCGGGCATCGTCTGGGAGAGGTTCTTTCCCCGACCCCATATGGTTTCGGAATGAATACACCCCATCTTTGGTACACCACTTCGATTCGTTTGGCCCCAGCACGTACGAGATCCATGCCTGATCAGATCCGACCATACCCTTCGAGCGCGTGATATCAGGGGCCTTTTCGTTAAAGTCCTCGTACACGCGGGGGCGTGCGCCTGCGTCCATGAGCCAGAACCCACCGTTGTAGGCGGTGTTCTTGGCCGTATCACCCCAGATTTTGAAATCGTCGGGGATGTCGATCAGCGAAGTGATATCACCGGTAATCACCGTATCAAGGTCGATCGACAGAATTCTCTCCCCGAGCCATTCCGCCGCATCAGGGGCAAATGCTCGAAGCCTCCGGTAGCAGTTGGGCTTTCCCTTCGGAAGTACGACATCCGGCCAGTCCCACAGTGGGATCGTCTCGATGTCATCCATACCCGTCGCATCGTCGGTGACGCACACAAAATGGTGATCCAGTTGCAGGTTTCGGGCAACCATGCTCTTGAGTGTCCGCACGTGCTGATGTGTGAACCGGGACCGATACTTTTTCTGCTGCCACTTCCAACACACGACCGTAATCATAGCAACCGCTCCCACTCAAAGTTGAGGGGCTTGATCGGTCCGGGCATTTGTTTTCTCCGTTCCATCAATTCAGGGTTATTGAGGATATGGTACTGCGAGTTCTTCCGCCCATAGTTGGTCGTCGATGCATCGGGCACTTCGTCCCTCGAATATAGGGTAAGGGCGATCCCAAGCATCTGACGCTCCGAGATCTCACCTAACTGGCGCTTGAACACCGAGTCAGATCCATAGTATCCACGAAACGATTCGTCATACCCACCGGCGAGCCAGTACAGATCCGAGGTCAGGAAGTATGTGTTTGGGTGATGATGATACTTTGACCCGTCTGGTTTTTCTCGCTTTGGGACATAGTGAACAGCCCGATCATAACTCAGGGACACAAGCTTCCGCGCATTCTTGACATTGAGCAGATGATCCATATCACTGATCAGGCACCACCCCTCGGCATGAGTCATCCCAAGGTTCCGCGCACCGTCCTGATTCCAAGGGATATCTTCCTTGATCCGGTACAGTTCGATCGGGAACCCGACATCAGCACCGTCGAGGTGGTGTATCGCCGGGTCTCTCGAAGATCCGTCATCAACGATAATTGCCTTGAACTTCTCTTTGAGCCGGTACTCTTCCCACTCCTGAAGATGACGGTCAAGCATCCCTCCATTCTCATAGTACGGATACACGAGCGTGACAGTATCAGGCTCGGATGTATATGGAATCATGTGCCCTCTCTCCTACTTTGACGTACTTTTTGTACTGAAGATACTGCTCCATATCTTCCATCCGGTATCCACCCTTCTGGGTGTGGTCCTTGGCTTCGAGCATCAGGAGGGGCGAGAACCGATCGATCGTGTCTTCGGCCCCCTTTAGTGTTTCGAGTTCATGCCCCTCGACATCAAGAAAAATGGCAGTGCAGTCAGATAACCCGAGCGAGTCGATCGTCATGAGCGTGACATTCAGTTTCTCTTTATCAGTATCGTTTTCTGTCACGCCGATATGGTGGCCACCCGTGTTGATCTGCGAGTACACCAGTTCGAGCCATCCGCTCTGGGAAGACAGACCCGAGTTGAATGCATCTACTTTTCCACTGTCGATGTTGTGCCTGTTGTTATGAAGAAGGCACTGGTAGTTGTCTGGCTCTGGTTCAAAGGTGTATACCTTGCGGAACCAGTGAGACAGGACCGATGGCCACAGCCCCACATGACCACCTGCCTGAACGACCGCCCCCCGATCATCGTCTTCCAGATACCTGAAGACAGAGAGGGCATCCTCCATGTGCCGGAGAAAATAATCGTACTTGCTCCCGATCGTATCGGGAAACCAGAACCCAGAGTGACTAATCATTACCGTTGCTCCGCCATTTGTTTCTGGATGGCCCGCATCCTCAATTCAATCATCTCGCACTCCTCGTCGTCATGATTGCACCATGCCTTCCGGTACTGTTCCCTCAGATCGTGAAGGGTACTCTGAAGAGTTTCGTTATTCTTGGCCCGGACGACCGTCTTGGCCGTGTCGTCTGACATGTAGTTGATCATCATCGTCGTTGTGATCTCCTATACCTTTACGTCCGAAAAGTCATGGCCCTTGAGTTTCGAGGCAATGTCCGTCGAGTCAAACACCGGAGTATCAGGTGCCGAACCGTCTGGATTCGATAACGTCTGGGCCGAATCCTCGACATCATACAACCGCATCCTCTCTGGATCAATACCAAGCACAAACTTTTTGTACTTGCCCGGATCGGAGTACCGGTTTTTTAGCTGCTTGACCATCACCTGTCCGAGTTCTTCGAGTTCCTCGGTTTTGATCAGGGCAAACATCAGGTCGGCTGTCTGTGGCACGCCCCATGACTCAGAGGTATTGGTCAGATCAACGTCCGACGAACCAAAGCCCTCGCGGTTAAGCTGCGTTGCCGTCACGACCGGGAGATTCTGCTCGACGGCCAGACCCCGCAATTCTTCGGCAATCGCCTTAACATATGTATACGAGTTGACCGACCCGCCCATTTTGATCCTCGACGACGCGCAGTTGTTCATATAGTCGACAAAGATAATGTCAGGTGCAAAGTTCCGCTTGAGGGACAGTTCATTCAGCAGACCCCTAAAATGTCCTGCATGGGCCGATCCGGTCGGGTACTCCTTGATGATCAGTTTCCCGGTACCCCGATTCCGAATCCGATCGATACGCCGACTGTATTCCGAGTAGTCCATCCCCTCCAGTGCATCGAGCGGGACGTTCATCAAGTTCGCGTCGATGCGCTCGGCGATTCGCTCCTCTGCCATCTCTAGTGTCAGGTACAGGACATTCTTCCCCATCATCAGGGTCGATGCTGCCTGATGACACATATACAGGGATTTGCCGACACCAGTACCGGCGAGTACGACGGTGAACGACTTGCGCGGGACCCCGTTCTTGGTGATCTTGTTCAGGTACTCCAGATCAAATGGGATTCGCTCTTCCTGCCGATGATAGAACTCAAACCTAGCATCTGCGTCTTCGATGTAATCATGCCCGACATGTGAGTCAAATGTCACCGACAGGGCATCCGACAGAAGATCGGGTAGCGCGTTCTTTGACAGGCTCTGATGCTTCCCGTCGATGATGTTGATTGACTCCATGATCGCCAGATATATCGCACGATCCTGACACCACTTTTCGGTCTGGTCGACCAACCAGTCCTCATTGACCTGAGCCTCCCTGTCGAGAATGGGAAGGATAGACGCCGCTTGTGCAGCGTCATCCGGGTCAACAAAACCGTCGTCGTTCTCAGACATCTCGATCGACAGGGCCTCGGTCGTCGGCATCTTGTTGTACTTGGCAACAAACCGGGCGACTGTCGAGAATACTAGGCGGTGACCTCCTTCAAAATACTCGGGTTTGAGGAACGGAATAACCTTCCGTGTGTAGTTCTCATTCTTGAGGAGATTCCTCAGAATCACGGTCTGAATCTGTAGTTCGTCCAATCTTGTACTCCCCTGTCTGGAATGAGCGTAGGATGATGTAATGTAGAACCCGACCGATAAACTCATCAAACTGATCGGTCAGTTCAACGTCATCAGTATCATCATCGGTCCGTACGATCTCATAATCAAAGTTCATGGTTGCCTCGTCGGACCCCTCGTCGGCGGGTGGAGCGAGAGATACTCGACCATACCGAATAACAATACCAGAGTACGGTTCGCGCTTCAACCGAATCTTGACGGTCGTGTCCATCGTAGAGTCGACGGCATCTGGATCATCGGCCCCTTCGACATCACGGTCAAGGTACTGAAAATCGGAATCGGAGATTCCAATCTCCCTGATAATCTCATCAAACTCACCATCGTTACCTACTGTCATTCCTCAGCGCCTCCTTCATTTTCGGCCCTCAGTTCTTCGGGAAGATCTTCTGGATCGATCATCGATCGGTACCCGACCATATAGTGGTTCTGGACAAACTCATTGAAGTTGGGGTCCGAGAGAATAGGCTTCCAAAACTCCTTGTTCAAGGTGTCCTTGGCCCGTACCTTCGGGTAAATCTCTTCTCCTGTCTCGGTATCGACGCGGCAGTACCATCCCTGTGACGGCTTGGTCACATGGCCAGACAGGAGAGCAATATCCAGCAGACCCGAGAATCGCTCGATACCCCCGTCCCATGAGACAGACACCGGGACCTTGGACTTCTCCTTCACGAACCGAGACTTCTCGACATTGATAATAAAGTGGTAGCCCTTGACCTCGGCACCGTCCTTGTCTTGCTGACGACCAATAATCCATACGTTGTCTGCCGAGTACATGATTCCTGTACCACCAGAGACCACGGCCTTTGAGTACATCTCCATGGTATTGTACGTATGGTTCACCGCCAAGAGTGGGATGTTCTTCATCGTCAGGTGTGGAGTCACCATCCGAAACAACCCTTTGAGGGCTTTGGCCCGTGACATATCGGCAACCGACTTTTCGTTCATCGCATCCTCGACCTCTTTCTTCGAGGCAAGGTTACCGACCGAATCAATCACCACGACGACATGGTCATCTCGCTCGATATTGTCTAGCTGGTTCATCATATCGAACTTGAGTTGCTCTACGTCCGTGATCGGAGTGTGGAGGACGCGATTCGGGTCAATACCAAACGATTCAAAGTACCCCTGCGGGGAGCCAAACTCCGAATCATAGAACAGGAGGACGGCATCGTCGTACTTATTCAGGTATGCAGAAGCCATTAGCAGGGCAAACGAAGTCTTGAAGTGTTTTGACGGTCCAGCCAAAACGGTAAGACCTGACGAAATGCCACCATCGATACGTCCTGACAGGGCAACATTCACCATCGGAACGTCGGTCGGGATCTGATCATTCTGTGAAAAGAACTGCGAGTCTGCGAGCGTTGCAGTCTCGGACACCCGCGAATTCTTCTTTAGTTTATCCATTACACCCATATTCAATCTTCTCCTTCGGTCGTCAGTACGGGTTCAATCAATCCGAATTCTTCCATCTCCGTGAGTTTGACCCTCACTGCTTCGTTGATAAAATCGTTGATCTTCATGTCCTTGTAATGTGCTGCAAGGGCAATAGCTGCCAGTTCATCGTTACTCATATCGAGTGTGATTGACTCACCTTCTTCGTCGTCGTCATCGCCATCATCGTCCCCCCCTTTGTACCGGACACTATGGGCGTTACCCGCGTCTCGGAATATCCCTTCGAGTTCTGCCCACACCTCATCGATATCAACGGCATTCGAGAACTGAGTACCAGTATCTGGGTCGGCGACATTAGGCTCGACCTGACGCTCAAAGCACTCGGAATAGTATGCCGAAAAATACTCGGGATTGATCCACCGAGTATACTCTTTACACCATTCGTCGTGTACCGACGCTTCGTATATTTCACCGGTTACGGGGTTGAACACCACATCAAACGCGACATCCTTGGTTTTCTCGGGTGTGACGGTCAGGCAGTATGCGTTGGGGTAGCAGTTCCACATGTACTTAGAGTAGTAGTCTACCTCGGTCTTTACACCTTCCCAATCCAGCTTGCGAAGGATTCCATACATCGTTGCGATATTTTCCATCGTATCATTACCTCTTTCTACATGTTCCGGTAAGCAAACTCAATCGCCCGATCGGCTTCTACATCGAGTCTCCGTTTATGGTACCGGTTTGATGTCTCAGAGTCAAGTTCACGGATCAGGGAGACAATCTCATTCACCGTGATCGGGTACCCGGCTCGAACTGCCGATACGGCGATCGACACCATGATTCGGTAGATAAACGCGTACCGACCAGTTCCGTCGATGTTGGCAATCGACTTATACTCCGAGACCATCGACTGGTTTACAAACGGACAGTCCTGATACCCTGACCAGCGAACATTACTACCGACAGTTTTGTTGTTCATCTTCCGGTACGCAAGGATCTGTTCCTGCATCCCTTTGGGGAGCCGATCGATAAACGACCCGCCGCTCTTGGAGGACCCCAGCTTAGACGGGTCGACCGGATGCTTCAGTGTAAGATCAGTAGGGTCAATATCCCTCCCATCCCGATTAGAGAAGATAAAATTATAAGCCCCAGAATATGCCGCAGGTATGTAATACATTCGAGAGAGATCTTTAGTTTGTGGGTCTCCAATATCTCCAAGTTCTGCATTGAGTGCATACCAGAAGTGTCGGATGTCCTCAGATCGTACCGCTCGCGTAAGAGGAAATACCAGTCGAAACTTAGGTGCCGTGCCGAGAGAGCCAGCAGTAGAATAGCAAACAAAACGGAAATCGCCATAGCTTCGGAGTAGGTCATCTTTCAGGTCCTCGCAATCAAAGTTGTGATTGTCAATATCCATTGCCGCCCATCGCGACCAGTGGGTGACGTTTTCATTGCACCGTCGGTTGGTCCCCTCGGCATAACACGCCGGGGATATCAGGTACGAGTCCTTCTTGCCGTTTCGCTCGACGGTACTCAACTGGTACAGCAGATCTTCCAGATCATCGAACGAATCGAGGTTCATGACCTTGTCGGTCTTGTTGTCGTACAGATTCTTGAAGATCGTAAGGGAGATGTGTGACATCACCGGGGCCTCCGAGTCCCGTAGTCTCGGGTCGGGCAGTCACCACAACTCACGCCACGAACTCCGATTCCGTTCCGATCGCAAAAGCATTCTTCCTCTTCCTGCTCCTGCATGTCCTGTCCATCTATTACATCAGCGATCTCGAACCAGTCACAGATTTCGTTCAATACCCCCTCGATAACTGCATCCTTGATCTGGGCCTCGGTCGGCTCGTCAGCATGTTTGTACGCCCGATGGTACCCGTACGCCACACCGACTTCGACAGCTTGAACCAAAATTGGGTATGTCTTGGGTTTCAGGGTCATGTGAAAAAATCCTCTAGTGTATTGCCGGGGTCAGCATCCTTAATCCGTGATTCTGCAATAGAGAAGTATTCCGCGTCAAGTTCGATGCCGATAAAGTTACGGTTTGTGTTGATTGCGGCAACGCCAGTCGTACCGCTGCCCATAGTGAAGTCAAGAACAGTCTCACCTTCGTTGGTGTAGGTCTTGATTAGGTATTCCATCAGGGCTACTGGTTTTTGGGTGGGGTGTCCAACCCTCTTATCCATACCAAAAGT